CGGTCATAGGAGCGCCCCTTGCGCCGCGATCGCCGTCTGGCGGGTGCCTGGCAGGGAAAGCTGCTGCCCTTCGCGCGGGTGGCGCTTGTCGAGACGGTGGCACTCGCGGCAGCCGCATAGCTCGGCCTCGAGCTCGGCAAGCTGTGCGCGACCGCGCGCCAGCTCCTCGCCCTGGTGGATGATCTCGAGCTGGTGGCGCCGGCGGGCGGCGTCGGTGGCAAGCTCGCGCGTGGCGAAGCCCTCGCCCTCGGGATTGGCGAAGCGGCCGCTGCGCTGCCAGTGCCAGCGGCCGGCGTCGTCGGTGAAGGTGAAGAACGCAAAGGGGTTCATGGTTGGTTGCTCCTGTTTGGTGTCAGCGCGGCCGGCGGCCGTTGCGCCGGCGTTCATGGGCCTGCGTTGCCAGGCGGCGCGCCCTGGCGAGGCGCTGGTGCTCCTCGCGATCGGCGCAATGCTGGCAATGGTTGCCCTCGAAATAGGCGGCCTCGGCATACATCATCGGGCGGCCTCCTCGAGCTCGCGATCGGCCGGCGCGTAGTCCATGCCGCAAGCGATCGCGTGCGCCCTGGCGCCGGCGGCCATCGCAGCAACGGCGGTTTCGTCTAGGCCGTCGTCGCCGTTGACTTCCACCAGGTCGCCGCGCGCGTCGAAGTCGAACCAAATCACCAGGCCGCGCCAGGGGCTCGCGTCGGCCTGCTCGCCCATTGCCGGCCATGTGCGGCCGAACGCTGCGAGCTCCTCCTCGGACAAGCCGACGGTGCAGCCGCCGTTGTAGGTCGCGGCCATCGCGTAGCGGGGGCCGGCGGCCGGCGCCTCGAGCTCGGCCGGGAAAGCGGCCTTGCAGCGTGCGAGCGCCTCGTCGGGGTCCGTCGTGCGCCAGAACCCGCCGCTGCTCTTGACGATCGAATGATCGCGCTCGAGCCAGGCATAGATTTCCGGCTTGCTGTCGCCTTGAAGCATCCAGCGAAAGGAAAGGCCGTTGCCTAGTCCTATGTCGCCGCTCGAGGCGAGCGGGCGGCGATCGGCGAAGAAATCGCCCTCGGCGCCGCAATCGTTGCACGTCTCGCTGTCATGGGTGCTCGAGAGCTCCCAGGCTTGGCTTTCGGCGCACCAGGCGGCGGCCGCGTCTTTGTGGACGTTCTCGCTGCCGCACTTGGGGCAGACGATCCGAATGGGTGTTTGCTTGGTCATGGTAGGTTCTCCGTGGTTGCTCGTTGTTGGCCTGGGGCCATCCTCGGGGCGCGTGGCGGGTGCCGCGCGCCCTCCGGGGGCGCCAGGTCAGGCGGCGGCGCGTTCGTCCTCCTCGGCCTCCTCGCCCGCGCCCTGGTCTAGGCCAGCATTGGCAAGCACCTGGTCGGCGGCGGTCTGCGCCAGCGCGGCCGCCTTGAAGATCGCCCGCTTGTCCTCGCGCAGGCACTTGAGCCAGCTCGCCAGATAGGCCGCGTGGCTGTCGATGTGCTCGCCGGCGACGCCAAGCCGGGCGCAAACGAAGGCGCTGCCCATTTCGGCGACCAGCTCCTCGAAGGCGTAGGACTTGGAGCCGAACCCGCCGCCCTGGTCGCGATCGAGCCGCGCCTTGTGCCCGGTCCAGTGGGTGAGCTCGTGCGCCAGGGTGGCGAGATAGGCGCCGGTCCCCTTGAACGCGGCGAAGGGTGGCATCTGCACATAGTCGGCCGAGGGGCTGAAATAGGCGCGGGCGCCGCCTTCGCGAATGTCGGCGCCGCAGCTCCGCAGCGCGGTTTCGGATCGGTCGATTTGCATTGTCGGGTTGCTCCGTTGTGGTTGCTCTAGGTGGGCGGTGTTCCGCCTCGCCTCATTAAATGGGGGACAATTGGGGAAGCTGTCAATCCCCTAAATGCAATTTATTTTCGGGACGCTTCGCCCTGGTGCAACGTCGCCGGCGCCCGGCGGCCGCAGGCCGACGGAATAGCGCGCGGGCTCCTCATTCCTCCTCGAGCGCAGCGAAAATCCCGCGCCCTGGGCGGCGATCGCGCCAGCTCGACGGCACGGCGGCCGCCGCTTCCCATGCCCGCACCCGCGCCCTTGCCTTCGGATAAGAATTAGGGCACAGGTTGCAGGCCGATCGGGGGCTGGGGGACGGCGCAAATGTTCCCAAGTGTTCCCAAGTGTTCCCAAGCCGGGAACAGCGCAAGGCGCTGAAATCTCACAAGAAATCGCAAGTGTTCCCATGTTCCCAAGGTCCATCGCGCGCGCGCTATACGCGCGTGTGCGCACGTATAGTTAGTTTTCATATCGTGGGAACATGGGAACATTAAGGGTTTCGCGCGTATAGGGCGTTGAAATTGCGCGGCTTTCCGATGTTCCCAAGAATGTTCCCAAGTGTTCCCGAGCGCCGATCTTGGGAACATTTCGCCGCTCGCCTCGCCTAGCTGCCTGCCCTCGTGCTATGGCTGCGCCTCGATCGAATTAAATACGGGGGGAAAAGGCGACATGGCCGATCATCCGGGGCCAATCGAGGAGGAGCTCACCGCCGCGCGCGACCTGGTGCTGCTCGAGGAGCCCGAGCAGCTCGAGCTGATCCGCGACAAGGTGCCCGGCCGGGACGCCGGCGCGGCCGTCCAGGCGGCGCGGCGCAAGGGCCGAGGGCGGCCGCCTGGCGCGCTCAACAAGCGCAACGCCAAGTTCCGCGATCAAATCCTCGCCCTGGGGCCGCATCCGGCGCTGGCGTTGCAGCGGGCCTATTCGACGCCGGTCGAGACGCTGGCGGCGCAGCTCGAGTGCTCCAAGCTCGAGGCCGCGCAGCTCGCGATCCGTGCCGCGTCGGAGCTCCTGCCCTACGTCGAGGGCAAGCAGCCGGTGACGATCGACCTTCGCGAGCAGCACGACGTGGTGCTGATCATGGGCGGCGCGCCGGGCGTGCGCGGCGAGGAGCTGCAAGCGATCGCCGACCAAGTGAACGACGCCGACGAGCACGGCGGCCTCGATTGGGAGAGCGCCGAGTTCGAGGAGCTGCCCTATCCTATCCCGAATGAGTAAACCCTAGAGGGAAGTCCCTGCAGCATGGCCGCCGGCGACTATGGCAAGGCGGAAAACCGTCACAAATCGGCCGCCCGGACGCGGGTCTAAGAGCCAAAAGGGAGGGCCACCCCTTCGACCTGGCCGCGATCGCGAGGCACCCCCGGCACCCCCCCCGAACGCCCACCGGCCGGCCCCCATGCCCCCTAGCGCACGCGATTTTATTGATTTCGGAGCGCCTCAAGCGCCTCCTAGAGCTGTCTGCCCTGCGGCGACGGCCGGAAAATTGAAGCGGAAAATGGGGCGCGGGGAAGGGGGAGGGATTGACGCGCCTGTATGCGTTGGGGCAACACTGGCTAGGCGCGGGGAATGGACCGCGCAAGTGGGCGGGGGATTTTTGGCGGTGGATAGGAGTTATCTCACGTGGGCGCAGGTGGCGCTTGAGGCGCGGATCCGGGGTATGGAGCCGGCGCTCGAGTTGCTGGCAATCGACGAGCACGATCGCCTGGTCGCGGTGGCGGCCAAGTTCCGCGAGCTCGCTAGCGGTTTCAAGCCGATCCAGATCGCGGCCGATCAGCTCGACGCCATCGCCGAGCACGGTGCCGGCGTGCTGCGCGCGCCCGCGCCAATCGAGCTCGGTCAGGCGGTCGAGACGATTGCCAGGCTAGCGCGCGAGAAGCCGATGAACCGGCAGGCGCGGCGGGCCGACGAGGCGAGGGGCGAGCGGCAGGATCGGCGGCTCAAGCGCAGCTCGCGATTGCAGGACATTGCCCGCGCGGCGGGCGAGATGCTTCAATGAGTTTCATCCCGGCCATTCCGGGGGCTAACCGCGCCGGTAGCCCTGCAAAGGCCGTCCTCCCGCTCGTGGCTTCGGCCGCGTCGGGCAATACCGGGTCGGGCGCGTCGACGGATTGGGTAGCCGGCGGCGTGGATAAGACGGTCAAGGGCGGTTCCGGCGTCGATTTTCCGCCTTCGGGCGACGAATTCGATTGCGAGGTGTGCCGGTGAGCTCGATCGCGACGCTGATGAAGCCGGTCGGACCGAAGGCCGAGGCGTTCGCGTTCGACAAGCGGTTGATCACCGGGATCATGGGGCCGGTCGGCTCGGCCAAAACGACGACGTGCATTCGCAAGATGATCCACGGCGCGCTGTGGCAGACGCCGGGGCCTGACGGCGTGTTCCGCGCCAAGTGGGGGGTGATCCGCGACACCTATCCGCAGCTCAAGAAAACCGCGTTGGCGAGCTGGTTCACCTGGTTTCCCAAGAAGCTCGGCCAATGGAACGGCGAGGCGCCCTACGAGCACACGGTGCGGTTCAAGGTTATGGCCGGGGCGCCGTTCATCGCCGGGCCGCGCCGGTGGGTGACGGTCGAGCTGACGGTGCTGTTCGCCGCGATCGGCGAGCACAAGGTCGAGGACGTCCTGCGCGGGTGGGAGCTCACCGGCCTGTGGATGAACGAAGGCGATCTCGTGGCGCGCGACGTGTTCACGTTCGGCGTCGGCCGCATTGGCCGCTATCCGAGTGCCTCGCAGGGCGGTTGCACCTGGCGCGGGATCATTCTCGACATGAACGCGCCCGACGTGGACAACTGGACCTATGAGATTTTCGTAGACCAGGATCTCGGGCTCGACGATGAAACTAAGGCCGAGCTGCTCGAGGAGCTCGGCGAGCTGTTCGGAATCGGTTTCTACGTGCAGCCGGGCGGGCGATCGAAGGATCCGCCGCCTGAGAACATCGAGAACCTGCCGAAGGGTTACTATGCGCAGCAGATCATGGGTATGGGGCGCGACAAGCACAAAATCCGCCGCATGGTCGACAACGAGTTCGGGCCGGTGCGGAAGGGTCAGCCGGTGTTCCCCGAATACCAGGACGATCTACACTGTGCGAAGGCCAAGCTCGATCCGATCCGGGGCAAGGATCTACGCCTGTCGGTCGACGGCGGGCTGACGCCGGCGGCGGTGTTTCAGCAGCGCGATCATCGCGGCCAGGTCCGCACCCTGGGCGAGGTCGTCGTGTTCGCCGACAACGACGAGGAGGAGCTCGAGCAGCTCGGCCCGTCGGCGTTCGCGCGAATGTGCGCGCGCTACGCGCAAGACGAGTTCCCCGACAACAAGATCGCCGAGATCGGGTTCGCGGATCCGGCGACGCTGGCGGGCGAGGGCGCGGCGGGCGAGGATCGGAGCTGGCGGCAGACGTTCCAGGCCGAGCTATCCAAGGCGCTCGGTTACAAGGTGCGGATCAAGCCGGCGCCGGTGAAGGGGAACGCGCTCACGCCGCGCCTCGAGTCGGTGCGCAAGCCGATGCAGCGCCTGGTCGAGGGCGGCGAGCCCGGTTACGTGATCTGCCCGGTGCGCTGCCCGATCCTGCGGCGCGGCTTCAAGGGAATGTATGTCTATCGGCGAACGACATTGCAGGGCGGGCATGGCCGCTATCTCGACGAGCCGGTGAAGAACGATTACAGTCACGTCCAGGACGCCAACCAATACGGTTGCGCGAGCTATGAGAAATCGCCGGTCGATGATACACGCTCGGGCCATCACCCAGGGGAGCGCGGCCATCCGGGCGAGCGCGTGAAGGTGACGCACAAGTATGACGTCTTTGTGGGGAGATAGACGATGAAAGCAATTGGATCAGTTATTCGCGCGCCTCTCAAGGCGCTCGGGATTGTCAAGTCGCCGGGCCGCGCACCGCAGCCGTTGCGAAGCGTGACGCGCGACGATGCGCGCGATCGTGCGTCGATGGAAGATGAATTGCGGCGGCGCCGGGGTGGCGCGGCCGATATGCTGACGGGTGCCGGCGGCGCCGAGGCCGGCGGCGGCGGTAAGAGCACTCTCGGCTAAGGAGACTGAAATTGGCGGACAAATCAAGAGACGTGCCGCCGGCGGAAAACCCGCCGGCCGATAACAACAAGCGGCTCGCCTATCTCGAGGAAACGGCGCCGAAAGTGCTCGCGATCGCCGCGAGCCTGTTAGGCAAGCTGTTGCCCGATCACGAGCTCGCCCCGAGGGACGCGGGGGAAGACCCGCTCGTCCATACGATCCGCCTGTTGACCGAGGCGCAGGACGCGCTCGAGGAGCGCGCCGGCAATTCCGACGACGCCGAAACGATCGCGGCTCTCGAGGAGAAGGTTCTCACGCTCGAGGAGGATCTCGCGACGGTGCGCAAGGCCGAAGCGGCGGCCAATCGCGGGGCGCGTATGGCCCACCGCCAGGGCAAGTCGCCGGGCAAGGCGCGCAAGGTCGGCGAGCTGAAAGACGGCACCGATCGCGAGGCGCTGCTCAAGGCGATGGACGACGGCGAGAACCTTGAGATCGTGCTTTCGACCGGCACGGCCGAGATCCTCGAGTTCGATCCGATCATGGTATATCCGCAGGCGTTCCGCCGCACCGGCCGCTCGCGTTTCGACCTGATCGACGCGGTGATCGTCAAGGGCGCCGGCAAAGAGCAGCGCGTTCGCGGCGTGGCGTTGCTGGCGGGGGGCAAGCAAATAGCCTATACGGCGTTCCCTAACCCGGTGAAGGTGCCGGTGGGGCAGCAGGTGAAGTTCGATCGGATGATCGGCTTTGTCGCGCCGCCGTCGCCGGGTTAGGCGACGAAGGGAAGTGACGGGGCGGCCGCCGGCGGAATAGACGCCGGCGGCCATGCTTGAGTCGAGTAGAGGGTGGAACGAATGGCCGACGAGACGGAACAGGACGAGGGCCTGGTCAAGGGGATCCTGTGCGACCAGGAGCGCATGGCCGCGAAGCGCAAGCTCTACGAGCCGCTTTACAAGGAAATCGACCGCTACATCGACCCGTTCGGATCGGGCGGGTTCCAGCGCGCCGAGAACGTCGATCGCTCGATCGAGGATCTCTACGACGTGACGGCCATCAACCAGCTCGACCGGGGAACGGCGGTGATCACCAGCGTCACGACGCCGCGCAACCAGCGGTGGCACGGCGTGGGCTTCAAGGATCCCGAGCTGATGAAGCTGCCGATCGTGCGGCGGTGGTGCGAGCACGCGGCCGATAGAATGTTCGCCTGCCGCTATGCCCCGCACGCCGGGTTCGAGACGCAAGCGAGCGAGGACGCGCGCCAGGAGCTCAAATACGGCACCGCGCCGCTGTGGGTGGATGAAGTGCGCGGCAAGGGTTTGTTCTACAAGTCGCTGCACTTGTCCGAGATCTACGTGCGCGAGAATTACTACGGCCGCGTCGATACCGTTCACCGCAAGTTCGAGCTGACGCTGCGCCAGGCGGTGCAGCAATTCGGGCTCGACAACCTTTCGGACAAGTCGAGCCAGCTCTATGAGGAGCCGAAGAAGCGCGACGACAAGATCGAGCTGCTGCATTGCGTGCGGCCGAACGGCGATTACGAGAAAGAGCGGCTCGACTATCGCGGCAAGCCGATAGAAAGCATCTACGTCGAGGTCGATACCAAGCACATGATCCGGCGATCGGGTTACTACACGATGCCGATCCTAGTGAGCCGGCACATCACCGGCCCGCGCGACGAATACGGCCGATCGCCGGCGATGAAGATCCTCGCCACGGCGAAGGGGCTTAACGCAATGGCGCGCACGATCCTCGACGCCGGCAACCGGGCGGTCGATCCGCCGCTGTTGTTCCACGACGACGCCGATATTTCGGCGCTGATCACCAAGCCGGGCGGGCTCAATCCCGGCGGCGTCGACGAGTTTGGCCGGGAAATGGTCAAGCCGCTCTACACCGGCGCGCAGCTCCCGTTCGGGATGGAAATGCAGGCGCAGGATCGAGCGATCGTCGAACAGGCGTTTTTCGAGGAGTTCTTTCGCCTGCTATCCAACCCGGCTGACCGCATGACGGCGACGCAAGTCGTGGAGACGCTGCAAAAGGAGGGCGTGCTGATCAGCCCCATCGCGGGCCGGCGGGAGACGGAGAAGCTCGGCCCGATGGGCGAGCGCGAGCTCGACCTGTTGCTGCGCGCCGATCAGATCGACCCGATGCCCGAGGAGGTCCGTGAGGCCGGGGCCGGGCCGCGCGTCACCATGACGAACCCGCTGTCGCGCATGGCGCGCGCCGAGGAGGTTTCGGGCTTCACGCGCTTGGTCGAGATCGGGATCCAGGCCGCCAGCGCCGGCGCCCCGCAGGCGCTAAAGGTGATCAATTTCGAGCAGGGGATGCGCGACACGGCCGAAGTGCTCGGCGTGCGCTCGAGCCATATCTACTCGCCCGACGAGCTGGCGGCGCAAGCGGCGGCCGAGGCCGAGGAAAAGCAGGCGATGATCGGCGCCGAGGTCGCGCCGAAAGTGGCCGGCGCTGCGCTCGACGTGGCGCGCGCGAATGAGATCGCGGCGCGCCTCGGCCAGGGTGGCGGGCTGTGAGCTCGGCCGATCCGCGCGATCGCCGGATCGCCGAGCGCGTCAAGAGCGCCAAGCGGCGGATCCTGATCGGCACCGCGCGGTGCTTCAAGGCGTGCTTCCTGGGCGAGGATGGGAAGGTATCCTATGAAGGCGAGCGCGCGATCGCGGATCTGCGCAAGTTTGCGCGCATGGGACACGGTCCCGACGATCACGCTTTCCTGCGCGATCTCGAGGGGCGGATCGACCCGATCAGCATGGCAAGGATCGAGGGGCGCCGCGAGACGGTGAACCGCCTGGTCCGTTTTTTGGAGCTGGACCCGGCAGCGGTGCAGCAATTCGTGGAGGTGGACAATGAGAGTTAGGGGATCGGTTTTGTCAGGGGTTGCGTTCGGCGCCATGACAGCGAGCGAGCTGCGCCTGGGGCGCTATCTGCGTGCGCCGGAAGGGCACGGTGACGGTGGCGGCGGCGGCGGTGCGGCCGGGCTGCTCGACGATGATCCGCCTGCCGCCGGCGGCGATGGCGACAAGTCCGGCGGGGACAAGGGCGCCGGTGGCGACGCCGGCCAAAGCGGCGCCGATCCGGCCGATCTCGCCTGGGCGACCGGGATCTCGGCCGAGAAGGGCGACGGCGAGGAGCTAACGAACCGCGATTGGCTCGGCAAGCGCGGCTACAAGGATTTCGATGCCGTGGTGCGCGACGCGCGCAATCTCGAGCGCAGCTTGCGCGAAGGGGGCAAGGTCAAGATCCCCGGCGAGGATGCCAAGCCCGAGGAGATCAAGGCGTTCCGCGAGGCGATCGGTGTGCCCGAGAAGGCCGACGGCTACGAGATCAAGCTGCCCGACGCGGAAGGTGGCAATTACAAGCTTGAGATCGACGCCGGGTTCCTCGAGCCGATGCGCGAGATCGCGCACCAGCACAACGTGCCCAAGGCCGCATTCGAGGCGATGGCGCAGCAGTTCGTCACGGCGCAGCTCGAGGACATGAAGGCCGAGGCCGGCCAGGCCGACGCCGACGCGGCGGCGAAGGTCAAGGAGTGGGGGCAGAAGGCCGATCAGAACAAGATGGATCTCAAGCGCGGCGCGGAGATACTAGGGCTGAAACGGCAGGACGTCGCCGAGCTGCAAAAGGGCGGCAACGTCGGCCGGGTGATGGATCTGCTCGCCAAGGTGGGAAGCCTGGCGGGCGAGGATTTCTTTGCCGGCGAGGGCGGAAGCCAGAAGTTCGGCGTCACGTCGCTCGAGGAGGCGCAGTCCGAGCTCGATCGCATAAGCTCGGACAAGGACACTTACGCCAAGCTCAAGGCGAAGGATCCGACGACAGTTGCCAAGTATGACCGGCTGATCAGCGCGGTGGCGCATTTCAAGGCGCAGGCCGCCAAACGCTGATCCTCGATCGACCCTAGACGGCCCCGGCTATGCGCGATTCCGCCATAGCCGGGGCTGTCTATTTCAGTCGATCGCGTGCCGGCTCGGCTTGACGGATTGCCCGGCTTCGTGGCAAGGATCGCACCTGTTCCTTTGGGGGAGCATCAAGCCCGGCTTCGCCAATCGTCTCGATCGGCCCCGGCCCTGGTGTGGAGCACTCGGCGAACCGTGCCGTGAACGGTAGAACAGGCCCGGTTTTTACCGCTTCGCCTTTCGCAATTGGACCGCAATTCGATTGAGGGAGGCCCACGATGGGCGACGTAACTTTCACCGCACAGACCAAGTTCGAGAACGCGATGCGTCTCGAGCTCAACCAGAACAAGCCGCTGCTCGCTTCGCGGGCGATGGAGCGTGACTGCGCAGGCGCCGAGAAGAAGAAGCTCGAGAACCTGATCAGCCAGGCGCAAATGAAGAAAAAGACCGCCCGCAACACCGACGTCGAATATGATCAGACGGGTTGGGACGGGATCTGGATCGCCAAGCCCGACACCGACTATCTTGCGACCGAAGTCGATAACGACGACAAGCTCGTGACCGAGGTCGATCTCGAGGGCGGCGAGCTCATGAATCACTCGGCGGCCTACAACCGCGCCTGGGACGATGCGTTCCTGGCTGGCTTCTTCGGCGACCTGATCACCGGCAAGAGCGGGACGGTGCTCAATCCGTTCCCGAGCGGCAACGTGGTCGATGCGGCTGTTGGCGACAGCGGCGCCTCGGCCACCGGCATGAACGTCAAGAAGATCAAGCGCGCGCGCCGGATCCTGGCGGGAAATTACGTCGATATGCAGCAGCAGTTCTATCTCGCGATCGGCTCCGAACAGGTCGAAAACCTGTTCGACGAGATCGAGGCGACGAACCAGGACTACAAGCAGCTCGGCGTGCGCCTGTCGCCCGACGGCAAGCACCTGCTCGGTATGCTCGGTTTCGAGTTCATCGAAATGGAGCTAGGCAATCCGCTGCTCTACAGCACGGATCTGACGGTGAACGCCTCGAGCGAGCGCCTCAATCCGTATTGGAGCGCCGACGGGATGGTGATGGGCGTCTGGGAAAAGATCTTCACCAGTGTCGATCCGCTGCCCGGCCGCCACCACAATCACCAGGTCTATACCCGCACGGTCGTCGCCGCTTCGCGCACCGATCAGAGCCGTTGCGGCTACATCGAGAACGTCGAGGCGTAAGCCCCGGCGTGATCACGCGATCGGCGGCCGGGATCGGGGGGATCGCCCGGCCGCCGATTTACCAAAGGATCCCCGGAGGGCGGTGCTCCTAAGCTGCCGCACCCTTTGGAGTAGCATGATATGGCTGAAAAGAAATCACGCGAGCAGGACCGCACCGGCACGCCGGCCGCGCTGCAAACCGGGCACCTGGTGAACGGGCGCTTCCGCAGCTTGCGCGCCTCGGTCCATCTTTCGTCAACGGTTGTGGCGAACGGTGACACGATCGCGCTCGGCAAGCGGCCGAAGGGCTCGCGCTATTGCGGGCACCGGATCACGGCGGGCGTCTCGCTCGGCACCGCGACGCTGGCGATCGGCGTTGCGGGCACCGCCGGCAAGTATCGCGCGGCGGCGACGCACACCGCCGTCGACACGCCGAGCGACGTCGCGATCGCGGCGCGCCTGGCAGACGATCCGCTGACGGCCGACGAGGACATGATCGCCACGATCGGCACCGGCGCGCTCCCGACGAGTGATCACTATCTCGTGATCGAGACGTTCTACACTTACGACTGATCGGCGAGGGGCCGGCGCGTGCGGGGGCGCGCCGGCCTCGCGCTCGGTTTCTCCCTCGCGGTGCGTGACAGCGGGGGGATTGCATGGCCGAGGAGATCGACGTTGAAATCGCCAACCTGGCGACGGGTTTTTTCGGCGAGGACGATCAGGTTCGCAGCCGCGACGACGACAGCAAGCCGGCGCGCAGCGTGCGCGCGGTATGGGCCAAGGTCCGCAAGTTTGTTTTCAGCAAGGCAAACTGGAGCTGCGCCCTTCGCCGGTCGCGGCTTTCCGCGCGAGCGGCCGATGCGTCTTATGCCATCCTGGATCCCTATACCCATGCCTATCCGCTGCCGGCGGATTTCGTTCGCCTAGTCAAGATCCTCGATCCTGTCGGTGCGAAAGACGAATACTCGATGATGCGAGGACCGAAGGGGCGCGAGATCCATTGCGCCTATTCCGGCCCGCTGGTGATCGAGTGGATCGAGGACGTCAAGGATCCTGCGCTATGGTCGGCCGAGTTCCAAGAGTGTTTCGCGATGCGCCTGGCGTGGCAGGTGGCCGATCGGCTGTCGGGGGACAAGCAGCGCAAGCAACAGGCACTCGACGCCTACAAGGATGCGCTTTCGGAAGGCCGCAATTCGGATGCTCGCCAGCAACCGCCGCGCGCGCACGCGCAAGGCGATTGGTCGCGCGCCAGGCGGGACGTCCAGCTTAGAGCGCCGAATACCTGATGCCGATCCGGGGGATCCTCTACAGCTTCAACGGCGGCGAGCTGTCGCGCCGGATGGAGGGCCGTGTCGATCTCGATGGGGTTTATGATCGCGGCGCGGCGGAAATGTTCAATTGGGTCAGCACGGTCGAAGGGCCGGCGCTCAAGCGGTCTGGCACACGGCATATTCGCGCGGCGGCGGCGAGCTCGACCTGGCTTTCGAGTTTCGTGTTCAACGTGACGCAAGCCTATGTGCTCGAGTGGTTCGAGGAAGCGGTGCGTTTTTTCACCAACGGCGCGCAGATCGAGAGCTCGCCCGGTGTGCCGTATGAGGTCGCGGTGCCCTATGCGGCGGCCGAGGCGCCGGCGATCTCGAGCGTGCAAAGTTTCGATCGGCTTTACCTGGCGCACGAAAATCATGCGCCGGCGTCGCTGACGCGCACCGCAGCCTCGACGTTCGCGCACGAGACGCTCGAGCTCAAAAACGGGCCGTTCGAGGATTACAATTCCAACAAGGCGCGCACGATCACTCTTTCGGGCACGCTAACTGTTGGCGGGAGTGCGACGGCAACGGCCAGCACTGGAATATTCGATACGGGGATGGTTGGTTCGCCGATCATTATCGAGGCCGACGACTTTTCGGACGTCAAGGCTTGGGAGCCGGGTTACGACGGGATCACGGTCGGCACCAAGCGGCGCAGCGACGGCAAGGTTTACCAATGCACGGCGGTCGGCAGCGATAGCCGCACCGGGACAGTGCAGCCGACGCACACGAGCGGTGCCGAATGGGACGGCACCGATCTCGGCCAGGACATCAATGCCAACAATGCCGGCGGGGTTAAGTGGGAGTATCTCTACGATCGGTTCGGGATCGGCACGATCACGGCGGTCGGAAGCTCTACTTCGGCGACGATCGAGGTCACGCGGCGCTTTCCCGACAGCCTGACAGGCGCGGCCAGCCACAAGTGGGCGCTCGGCGCCTTCTCCGATTACGCGGGATGGCCGAAACTGGTGTGCATTGCTTTCGGGCGGATGATTTTCTTCAAGGGGGTGGAGATCTACGGTTCTGTCGTGGGGGATTATGGCGGCGGCCAGGTCAATTTCGCACCGCTGACCGATAGCGGGCTGTTCGCCGCGGATATGGCGTTTCGGCGCCGTCTCGAGCTCCCCGATCCGCCGCTGTGGGTGCGCGCCGACAAGGAGGCGCTGGTGATTGGCACCGCGCGCGGCGAATACCTGATTACCGCGATCAACACGACAGAGCCGGTCAGCGGCGACAATCTGCAAGCCCTGCCGCAAAGCTCCTATGGCTCGGCGGCGGTGCGGCCGATACAGGTCGGCACCGCTTCGCTGTTCGTCCAGCGCGGCGCGCGCAAGATCCGCGAGGCCGAATACACCTATCAGCGTGAGCGGTTCGTCGGGCTGAATATCACGGTATGGGCGAGGCACATTACCCGTTCGGGGATCCGCCAGCTCGCGTTTCAGCAGGAACCCGAGGAAATGCTGTGGGCGGTGCGCGAGGACGGCGTGCTGGCGGCACACCCGCATAGTCCCGAGCAACAGGTCAAGGGATTTTCGCGCTGCGCGCTTGGCGCGGGCGCGGTGATTTCCTCGGTGGCGATCCCGAGCGACGACGGCGCAAAGGACGATCTCTGGCTTCTCGCCGAGCTCGACGGCGCCCGGCACGTGCTCAAGCTCGCCGATTGGTGGGAGGAGATCGACGCGCGCGATCATGCCGACGAGAATGCGCTCGAGGCCGCGCGTTCGGCGGCGATCAAGGATGCGTTTTTCGTCGATTACGGGGTGAGTTACGACGGCACTCCCAAGGCCGAGTTCAATGACGGGCTCGATCATCTTGTCGGCCGCGAGGTATGGATATTGGCTGACGGCGGCGTAGTGCCGCCGCAGGTGGTGCAGGCGAGCGAGCCCCGGATCACGCTGCCCTACGAGGCCGGCAAGGTGCATATCGGAATCGGTTATTATGCGCGGTTCACGCCGATGCGGCCGGAAGTGCGAGGCGCGCCGACGCAACAGGGCTTGCGCAAGCGCGTGGTGCGGGCGCTGTTCCGGCTGATCGACGCGGCGGCGCTGATCGTGCGGGATCCGGCGAGCGGGCGCGACGAGCGGCTGATCGACCGGCCCGGCTCGAGCAAGATGAATGAGGCGGTGCCGCTGTTCAACGGCGATACCGAGAACAAGGCGGTCGGCGGCGGTTATGATCGCAACGGCCAGTTCACGCTGATTTCCGACGCGCCGCTGCCGGCAATGGTGACGGCGATCCTGCCGTCGATGGAAGTCGAACAGTGAGCGGCGGGGCGGTCACTTTCCGGCCTATGCGAGCGAGTGATGCGCCCGAGCTCGAGCTGCAAGCAAGCCAACAATTCGAGCTCGGGCTCGACGAGCCGATCCTGACGGCCGAGCGTGGCGCCGATCTGGCCGAGCACGGCGTCGCCTGGACTGCGCAGCGGGGCGAACGGATCCTGTGCTGTTCGGGCTTTCGCGAGATCTATCGCGGGCACGCGGTGGCATGGGCGGCGTTTGCCGATCCGGCCGAGATCGGGGCACTCGCCGGTGGCCGGATCACGCTGTTCGCGCGGGCGACGCTGGCGGCGGTGCTCGGCGATCGGTTTCACCGGATCGAGGCGATCATTGAGGCCGACAATGAGCGGGCGCTGATGTGGGCGCGGCGGATCGGGCTCGAGCCGTCGGCGGTGCTGCGCAAATACGGCGGCGAAGCGCGCGATCATATCTTGTTCGAGAGGGTAGCATGAAGGCGATCGGTCATTTCGCGGAAGGGGCCGCCGGCTATGAGGCCGGCAAGTTTACCCGCAAGGTCATGCAAACCAATTCGGCGAACGCGCTTCGCGACGGGGCGGCCGAAGCCTCGCGTCTGCGCGACACGGCGCGCCTGGCGATGGGGCGGCAAATCGCCGGGCTCGCGGCGTCGGGTTTTGAGGGTGCGAGCGGCTCGGCGCTCGACGCGGTGCGCGAGAGCTCGATCGAGAGCGAGCTCGAGATCATGTCGGCGCGGCGGCGCAGCGAGGCGGCGGCCAGTGGTTACAAGAGCCAGGGGCAGATTGCCTATGCGCAAGGTTACAACGCAATGAGCTCGGGGGTGATTTCGGGCGTGAACGCGACGATCGACAGCGTCGCCAAGCTAAACTACGCGGGGAGCTGACGGGATGGCGCGGGCGCCAGTATATCGGGCAGGGACCAATCCGGGCGGCACGCCGGCCTTTTCGGGCGCCGATCCGGCGTCGTTCGGTGCCGGCGTCGGCCGCGCGCTGCAAGAGGTCGGGGACAGTATGGAGCGGCGTCGCGAACGCGAGTTCCAGCGCCGGCGCGAGGAGGAGGCAGCGAACGCCGGGGTGGCGATGGCCGCGATCACCGGCGAGATCGACGTCCTGGCGACGCAATCGCGCGAGACGGCGGCGGCCGGCGGCGAGGGGCACACCGAAGCGGTGCTCGCCGAGCTCGACAAGCGCACCGAGGAGTTGCTTGGCGGGGTCGAGAACGAACGGGTGCGGCAAGCCTATCGCGGCCAGGCCGCCGATCTGCGCGCGCGGATACAGGCGCGCGAGGAAGGCTGGCAGGCGGGCGCGCGGGTCAATCACAAGGTTGAGCAGCTCGACAAAACCGGAACCCTGCTCGCCAACACGCAAGCGACCAATCCGACGCCAGAAGGGCTCGAAGGCGCGCTCGGCCAGGTCGAGGCGCAGGTCGGGTTGCTCGACCTGGCCGAGAACGTCAAAACGCAAGTGGTGCGCGAGCAGCAACGCAAGGTCGCTGCCGCGTGGGGCAATGCGATGGTCGAGCGCGATCACGAGGCGCTGGTCGCGGTAATCGACGCCGGCGCGCTCAATCCCTATCTCGAGCCCGAAGATCTCGACCGGCTGCGCGACGGGGCGCTGGTCGAGGGGCGTCGCCGCGACGCGGCCGAGCGCGCGCGCCTGGCGGCCGAGGAGGCCGAGGCGCGCGAGGCGATCGGGCTGTTCAAGAAGCGCATTGCCGCCGGCGATCAGCCGAGCGACGAGGAGTTCTCCGAGCATACCGCGCTGGCGCAGCAATTCGGGCTCGAGGGCTCCGAGTTTGATATTGCGGTTGCCCGTTCCGAGGTTTCGATCAACCGGGAAACCCGCGATTGGACGCCGACGATGTTCGAGCAGTCGATCAACGATCTGCGCGCCAAGGGTGATAGCCGATCGACCGGCGAGAACGTGCGCCTGGCGCAGCTCGAGCGGATCCGTGATGGGCGGGTGAGCGAGTTCGTGGACGATCCGCAGGCGCACGCGGCGCGGGTCGGCAACCCGGCGCCGGCGGTGAATTGGGAGGGGCCGACGCGCGGCGAGATCCAGCGCCGGGCGACCTGGGCGCGCGGTTATGCGCAGGCGAACGGCCTGGTCAACCCGCCCTATATGAGCCCCGAGGAAATGCGGCCGCTTAAAGAGCGCGCCGAGCAGGGGGCGGTGGGGCAGCTCGAGGTCGCGCAGCAGCTTCGCAACCAATGGGGCGCCGGTATCGGCGGGGAATTGGCAACGCAGCTCGATCCGGGGAATGCGACGCTCAAGCTGATGGTCGGCCTGCCGGCGCAAACCGCGACCTGGTATTCGCGCGGGATCGAGGCTCGCAAGGTCAATCCCAAACTGTTCGATCGTGACGCCGCGCTCGACGTGTGGAGCGAGGTCGCGGAAGCGGTGCCGGCGGATTTCCGTTCGGCGGTATTTGAGGCGGCGGCCAATGTCGCCGCCGCGCGGCTCGACGCGCACGGCGGCGATGCGTTCGACGAGCGGACGTTCCGCAGCTCGATCGACTTTGCGCTCGGCGCCTATGGCAATGCGCAAAACCCATCGGGCGGGATTGGCGAGTGGCGGGGTTCGCGCGTTTGGCTGCCGCCAGGGATCGCGCAAGGCGATTTCGAGCGGCGGCTGACGCGCGCGACCGGCGAGCAGATCGTCGGCGCGGCGGTGGATGCGCGCGGCCAGCCTTCGGGCCGGGCTCCGCGCTATGCCGGTCCCGACGGCAGGCCTGGCCGGGCGCTGTCGCCGGCGCAGTTGAGAGAGCTCGAGCTCGAGACGGTGAGCCCTGGCGTCTTTCGCGTGCGTGGGCAGATCGGCGGGGTGCTGGTCGACGACCAGGGCCGGCCGTGGCAGTTCGACGTGCGGAGGATACCCTAATGGGCCTTGCGCCTCGCCGCGCGCCGTCGAGGATCGGCGAGACAGAGTTCGATCCCGACAGGGTGTTCGACCAGGGGACGATCGCCGACACGTTCGAGCGCCGTGCGGAGCCGCAGCGGCCGGCGCCGGCGCAAGAGCCGGTCGATGATCTCGGCGAGATTTTCGAGGCCGCGCGCACCTATAGCCGGGTCGATCGCGGCGACAGCGAGAGCCTGCGCCTGACGCGCGGGTTCGAGCCGATCCTAGAGGCGCTCAATTCGGGCCTGCCCGAGGATCAGCAGTTCGTCGATCCGGGGTTGTGGATCCGCATGGGCGGCAATCTCGATAGTCTCGCCGGGCAAATGCAGCGGCGGCCGGGCCGGCGTGAGACGTGGAACCCGAGCACCTGGTTTCGCGACCGGGTGACGGTGCGGCAGCAGATGGAAAATATCTTCGCCGAAATCCGCCAGCGCCGTGCGAAGGATCCCGCGTTTCTGCCTGGCGTGCCTGATACCTGGCAAGAGTATTACCAGGGCTTGCTCGAGCGCGACAAAAAAGAGCGTGGGGCGGCGTCGGACGTGCTTTCGCGGACGTCGGGGTTCACGGCCGGCGCGGTCGGCTTTGCGGGCGGTGCGCGCGAGATTATGGCGGATCCGCTCAATATCGCGACGCTCCCGCTTGGCGGCGGGCTCGGCGCCGGCAAGGGGCTGGTGACGATCGCGGCGCGCGAGGCGCTGATCAACGGCGCGATCGAGGCGCTCCAGATCCCGCAAATGGCAGCGAACCGCGAGCTGGTCGGCGACGAGCTGACGGCAAGCGAGGCGGCGTTCAACGTCGGCACGGCGGCCGCGTTCGGCGGGGCGATGCCGTTCGCTATTCGTGGCGGGATCGAAGGCGGGCGCGCGCTCGGTCGGGGTTACGATTGGACCGTCGGCAAGGTGTTCGCCGCGATGCCCGAAAGCGTGCAAGGCAAGTGGGCCGCACGGATGAAGGTCGCCGATATGCCGATCGACGAGTTTTTCGGTGGCCTTAGTCATGCCGATGCGGCCGATTTCGCGCGCGACGTGATCGGTGCCGGGGCGCTGACGCCGGAACAACGCGCGGCGGCTAACGTGTTAGAGCTCGAGGAGCTCGACGGCGCGAGCTCGCCCTATCTGCCCGGCCTGGCCGGCGATCGTGAGCATAACCAGCGGTTGTCCGTGGCGATCCAGGATATAATCGACCAAAATCGGTCGCCGCTCGGGGGGAGTCCTTCGGGTCCAGCGGCGGCCGGTGGGCGCGCGGCGGCGTCGATCGACGACGCGGCCGCTGTGCCCCTGCGGCCGGGCGAGGCGTCCACCGGCGCCCGGCCGCAGTCAATCGTGAGCCGCGCGATCGGCGCCGGGCGGGCCGATTTCGAGACGGTAAAGGCCAAGATCCGGGTGCCGGAAAGCGCCGGCGACGATCGGGCGATCAACCGCGCCGGCTCGAGCGCGTCGGGCCGCTACCAGTTCGTCAAGGGCACCTTCAAGAGCCTTTACAGGCGGGTGTTCGGCGGCGACGCCGAGCAGGCTTGGAACACTCGGCGGTTCGACGTGGACGTGCAGGAGCGGTTGATGGACGCGCTGCTCGAGGAAAACGCGGCGGTGCTCGAGCGTGCCGGGGTGCAGGCGACAACGGGCAATCTCTACCTGGCGCACTTCGCCGGCGCCGATCGCGCGGCGCGCATGGCGAAGGCGGATCCGGCGACGCCGGTTTCGCGCTTCTTCAGCGAGGAAGAGATCGAGCAGAACCCGAGCTATCTCGGCGGTGGCAGGTCGGTGAGCGAGGCGATCGCGGTAATCTACGGCAAGGTCGACGGCACGGCGGCGAGCGTGCCGGCTCGGCCGGGTTTCGCCGGCGGTGCGGCGGGGGATGCGGGCGAGGACGCGGCCGTTGCGTTGCTGCGCCAGGAGGCGTTGCGCCTGGGCGAGGTCGCTATCGGCGAGACGCCGCTTGCCACCGGCGGCGCGCTGCCGGCGATGCGTTCGATCCGCGTGCGTCCCGATCAGTTGACCGTCGATGCCGAGCGGTTCCAGTTCAAGGGCGGCGGCGACGAGTTCGGTGTGACCGAGCGGCTGCGCGGCGTGAGCGAATGGAACCCGATCTACGCCGGCCGCGTAGTGGTGTGGGAAGATGCCGGCGGCAAGCTGTTCGTCGCCGACGGGCACCAACGGGTCGGCCTGGCGCGGCGGATCGAGGGCGAGCACGGCCAAGAGATCCAGCTCGAGGGGATCGTGCTGCGCGAGAGCGAGGGCGTGACGGCCGAGGATGCGCGCACCTGGGCGGCGCTCAAGAACATCGCCGAGGGCACCGGGACGGCGGTCGATGCGGCCAAGGTGATCCGCCAGGTGGGGCCGGAAGTGCTCGAGCACCTGCCGCCAAAATCGGCGCTGGTGCGCGACGGGGCCGCGTTGTCGCGATTGAGCGATGATGCGTTCGGGGCGGTTTACAACGAAGTGATCTCGCCCGAGATCGCGGCTGTGGTGGGGCACCTGGCGCCCGACAATCCGGCGGGGCACGCGGGCCTGGTCGAATTGCTGGTCAAGCTCGATCCTCCGAACCGGGGGCAGGCTGAAAGCATTGTGCGCCAGGCGATCGCGGCGGGCTTCCACAAGAGCGAGCAAGTCGAGCTGTTCGGCGCGCGCGAGATCACGAGCTCGCTGTTCCTCGAGCGCGCGAAAGTGCTCGAGCGTGGACTTGCGAGCCTGCGCAAGCTAAAGGGCGTTTTCGGCACGGCGTCGAAAAACGCCGATGCCTTGGAAGGGGCGGGATCCAAGATCGCGCGATCGAAGGCCGAGCAGGAGGCGCAGCGCAATGCCGAAGCAATCGAAATCGTCTCGCGGCTCGCGTTCTCGCAAGGGCCGGTCGCCGATGCGCTCAACCGGGCAGCGGCCGAGCTCGCCGAAGGGGGACGCCTCACTGACGTCGTTGCGCGGTTTGTCGCCGACGTCCGCAAGCTCGAGCTTGCCGATCTCTCCCGCGCAGGAGCGGGCGATAGTGGGCTCCTCGCTCCTGATGGAGCTGGACGCGGGGGCGATGCTCGAGGCGAAGGTGAACCGCTACAAGGCCAACCAGGCGGTGAGGGACAGCCGAGCCTCCTAGAGCTAGACCAGGCCACCGCGCGGTTTTCCGATCCCGACGGGCCGGCGGTCAAAGAGCAGGCCGACAGCCTGGTTCACGATTTCAAGGCCGATCTGAAAAGCTCGGCCTCGCGCCAGGCACCGCCGCAGCGTGCAATACTCGACGAGGGCGGCGACGCCGCTCCTGCCGCGCTCGATCGCGGGGCCGAAGTTGATCCGGCGATCGCCGCGCGCCAGCGCCAGGAGGCCGAGCTCAAAGCCGGCTCGCCGATGCGGGCAACGGCCGAGCAGGATGATACCGGCGGGCTCGCGCTGTTCGACCAGGCCAACGAGCCGGGGTTCGATCTCGAGGGCATGACGTTCCGCCTGTCCGATGAAGGCGACGAAATCAGCGCGGCGGATCTGCTGGCCGAGATCGAGGGCGACGAGGCGGCGGTCGCCGCGATCAGGGGGTGCCTGTGACGGAAGCGATGAAGTCCGCGCTCAAGTGGATGCGCGATCGCGGTGGCGATTGCGCGGTCGCGCGCGTGAAGGGTGGCGGGCGGATATTTCTCGCGCAAGGCGAGCACGCGCCCTTTCTGCCGGGAACGGCAAGCAAGCTGATCGACGCCGGGCTCGCCGAGTATGTTGACCAGGGCGGCCGCAAGGCGGTGCGGTTCCGGTTGCTAGATCCCGCAGCACAGACGCCGGCGACTATGGCCGATTCCAGCATAGAGGGGCGCGGCTATGTCGCTTGACCGTTGTTTCGTGGATCTCGAGCTCGGCGGGAAGATCGACCCGCCGCGCTCGAAAGAGGCGCGCGAGCTCTACGAGGAGCTCAAGCGGTTCTATGGCCGATCACACGATGCGGAGACGGCGGCCGCGCTGGCGAGCCAGGAAGCGGTGCGCCGGCTCGAGGCCGCGACCGCGCACAAGAAGCGCAATCTCATTCGCCAGGCGCAGGCGCAGGCCGGGGCGATCAAGAAGATCCGCCAGCACGCCGACGCCGATCCGAACGGGCCGCTTAGTCCCAAGGGCGCGACGGCGCTGTTCGATCGCGACGGCCGTGCCGGGCACAACGATAACGTCGATGCGCGTCGCCTGGCAATCAAGGGCCGGGTGCATGGCATGATGGACGAGCTGCTCTACACGTTCCGCACGACGATCACCGGCCGGCTGCGCAATCGCACCGAGCTCGAGGACGTGGTGCGCGAGCTGTTCAAGCGCGGATCGACCGGCAATGCCAGCGCCGGCGAGCTGGCTGAAGCGTGGAGCAAGGGCGCCGAATATCTGCGCGCGCGGTTCAACGAGGCGGGCGGGCAGATCGGCAAGCTCGACGATTGGGGCCTGCCGCACGCGCATGACAGCCGGGCGGTGCGCGCCGCCGGATATACCAAGTGGCGCGCGTCAATCCTCGACAAGCTCGATCGCGGGCGGATGATCGACAATCGCACCGGGCAACCGTTTACCGACGAGGCGTTCGAGCTGGCGCTGCGCGACGTGTTCGAGACGATCCGCACCGATGGCTGGTCGAACATCCAGCCCGGCGCCGCCGGTGGCAAGATGCTCGCCAATCAGAAGGCCGCGCACCGCTTTCTGCACTTCAAGGATGCCGATGCCTGGCTCGCCTATAATCGCGAGTTCGGCGGCGACAATGCCATGAGCGCGATGATGGGCCACGTCGAAAGCATGAGCCGCGACATTGCCTTGATGGAGATCCTCGGCCCGAACCCGGCGGCAACGGTGCGCTGGCTGAAAGACAAGCTGCAAAAGGACGCGGCGCTGATCGGCGACGACGCCGGCGAGGCGCAGGGCCGCGCGTTCAAGGGCGCCGAGCAAGTGCAGCGGCTTTACGACGAGATCACCGGCGCTTTGCGGCGGCCGGAAAGCGACAAGCTGGCGCTCGGCTTCTCGGC